TCAGACCTTGATCTCGATCAGCGGGATTTTTGGAATCGCGCCGGCCGCAAACGCCGAGAGATCGACTTCGAGGTAATCGGTGTCGAACCGCACCGGCACGTCGAACTGAAAACCCGCGGTCACGGCCGCGCCGGAGGGCGGCAGATGGCCGGGCGCGAAGGTGACGAGGCCGGTCGTTGGATCGCAAGCGAACGCAGCGGCCGCGGCCTCGACGCCGCCGACCGCGACGCGCACGCTGCCGGCAACCGGCTTACTGATCGTCCGCACATAGGGCGCGAAGCCGGCGCCGTAGGTCTTGACGAGCTGATAGCTCGCGCGCGCACCGTCGCCGATGCCGATACCCTGGTCCAGCGCCGACACCGGCGCGCCGGGTGCGGCCGAGCTGCAATCCAGCCGGTCGCGCCAGCGGAAGCCGGTGAGCGGGCCGCGGCGCTCCTCGAAGAACGCCACCACCTGCTGCAAAGCCTCGAAGCTCTTGACGCCGTAGCCGGCATCGTAGCGCCGCCGCGAATCCGCCCAGCGCGCGTTGCGCTGTTCGCGGCCCGAGCCGAAGCCGACGATCTCGGTGCGCCGCTCCGGCCCGCCGGCGCTTTTCAGCGCGACATCGAGCGGAAACAGCACTTCGTGGAATGGGGTCATGCGATGAGTCCTTCATCGTCATTGCGAGGAGCACCCGGATCGGCGCGACGCGCCGTCCGGGCACAGGCTCCGCGGCGAAGCAATCCAGCTCAGTTGCGCGGAGCTGGATTGCTTCGCCTTCGGCTCGCAATGACGTGGATGCAAGGCGGCGAACTACAGACCCCGCTGCCCGCGCGCGACGGCGCGGGCGATCTGGCCGGTCAGATAGCTCTCGGAGCGACGGAAGCTGTCGGCGTCGGGCGTGGCGATCTGGATGTTGACCGTGGTGGCGCCGCCGCTGGAGGCGACGCCGAGCCGGCCATCGGCACCGCGCGCCAGCGGCAGGATCGCCTCTGGCCCGGCCTCGCCGGCAAGACCGACGCCGCCGCCGAGCATCGGGAAGTAGGTCGGCGTGCCGATCACGCCGCCGGCTGCGAACGGCTTGATCGCGCCGCCCGCATTCTTGGCGGTCGTGCCGCCGAACAATCCTGAGAACAGGCTGTCGAAACCGCTGGCGAGGCTGGTGGTCAGCGGCTTCAGCGCCGCCTTCACCGCCAGGTCCGAGACCTTGAGCGCCAGCGACTTCAGCACGTCCTCGAACTGCTTGCCGCCGGTGATCGATTGCGAGAACGCCGAGGTCATCGCCCGCGCGAAACCCTTGGCTTCGCTGCTGAGCGCCTGGGTCTTGGTGGTGAGCTGATCGACCTGCTGCGTCGTCTCCTCGACGCAGCCGCAGTCGCAACTCTCATAGCTATCGCCCGTCATTGCGCAGGCTCCTCGTGATCCGGATAGCACCGCATCAGCTCGTCGAACGCGGCGCGGCCGAGCGACGAGATACCACCGCCGCGCAGGCCGGCGATCGCGGCGGCGAGTTCGCGCGGCGTCATGCGCCAGAACTGATCGGGCGGCAGCCGCAGCACGCCGAGGCCGAACTGCATCGCCTCCGCCCACGGAAACGGCGTCACGCCGCGGCCTCGCCGAAGGTCGCCGCCAGCAGCTCCGCGGCGATGCTGGCGTAGCCGGCGGCGCCGCCCGCGACCGTCATCGCCGCGACCTCGTCGTCGCGCACCGCCTCGCCGGCGCCGCGCAAACCCGCAGCGATGATCCGGACCAGATCGCGCGCCGACAGATGCCCGCTGCCGAAGCGCTGTGCGAGTGCGACGAGATCGGTGGCGGCGAACGCGGCTTCGAGTTCGGCGAGCGCGCCGAGCGTCAGCACCAGCGTGCGGGTCTGGCCGCCGAGTTCGGCTTCGATTTCGCCGCGATGTCTGTTGGCCATGGCATCCCTCACAAGGCGACGAAGCCGAGCGCGCCGGCGCTCTCCAGCGTCAGGTCGAAGGTGACTTCGCCGTTGTGCTCGCCGGCGAATTCGAGGCTGGCGATTTGGAACGGCCCGGTGATGCTGCCGAAATCCGGCACCACCACCTGGCAGTCGCTGATCAGGCCGTTGAAGAAAGCAGTTCGCACCAGCGCGTCGGAGCTTGCATCCTTGAACAGGCCGCGGCCGGAGATCGAGGCGCGGCGCACCCCGGCGCCGGCCAGCAGCTCGCGCCAGCGATCGGCGGATTCGGCGTGGGTGATGTCGACGAGCTCGGCGTTGAACGCGATCTTGCGGCTGCGCAAGCCGGCGACGGTGACGTAGTTGGTGCCGTCGTGGATCTTGAGCAGCAGATCCTTGCCCTTTTGTGCGCCCATGCGCGGCTCCTGCTAACTAACTGGTTCGGTGACGGCGCGAAATCGCACCAAGGCGTGATAGGTCCGGCCGTCGGGCTCGCGGCGGATGTCGGCGAGCGCGAACCGCAGATTGACGAGGCGATGGCCGGACGGGGCCAGCGGCACATCATCCAGCGCCTGCAGCAACGCGCCGGTGATGACATGCGCCTCCTTGTGGCCGCCTTGCCGCGACCAGGCGTGCAGCGTCAATTGATGCTCCTGGGTCGGCGCGTCGTCGGCGGAGACATCGCTGATCCGCGCTTCGCCCAAGGTGACGAACGGAAACGCCGCCTCGCGCGGCGGCGCGTCGTAGATCCGCGGCCCGCCGAGCGCGGCGAGCAGCGCAGGATCGGTGGTGAGCGCGCGGTGGATCGCCGCGCGCAGCGCTACGCTGGCAGGGGTCATGTCTGCTCCGTCTCGGCGTCGATCTCGAGCAGCGCGCCGCGCTCGCGGCTGCGCCAGGCGATGATGCGATACACGCTGTCGCCGTCGGCGAGCCGGTGGGCGCGCGACAGCGTCACCCCGGAGCGCAGCGTGATCTTCACCCGCAGCGCAGCGCGATCAGTATCGGCCGCGACGCCTTCGCGCGCCGCGAGCGGCACCACGCTGGCCCACAGCACCGCCTGCGCCGCAAAACTCCGCACCACGCCGCCCTGCCCGTCGTCGGTCTCGACCGGCGCCAGCAGCGTCAGCCGGCGGCTCAAGCGGCCGGGGTCGATCACAGCGTCACCGCGCGGTAGCCGGCGATCAGCGTCGCGACGCTACCGGGCAGCAGCGCGGCGCTGGTATCAGCCGCGCCGCCACGATTGTCGTACCACTGCGCCACCAGGGTGCGCACCGCGTGGCGCAGCGGCGCCGGCACATCGTCGGGCGCGGTGCCGTAGCCGAGTTCGAGGTCGAGCTCGATGCCGGCGACGGCGCGCCCCGGCTCCGGCAGCGCCCCGGGCGGCGGCGCGATCACGCCGCCGGCGAGGTCGAGCACGAAGCTGGCGGGATCGACATCGTGCGCGACGCCGCGCGCGTCGTAGGTCCGCACCGCGATCAGCGACCGCAGCGGCCCGCCGCGCAGCACGATACGGCCGTCGCGCGGCCAGGCATCGCGCACCAGCCGCCAGCGCTGCGCCAGCAGCATCCGGCCCGTCCAGGCCTCGATCTGGGCGCGCGCCGCCGTCAGCAGCGAAGCAATCACCGCGTCGTCGGCGTCGTGCTCGACGCGCAGGAAACTCTTCAGATCAGTGACGGTCCACGGCTCGGCGGCCGGCCCGGCCAGCAGCAGCATCGGCATGGCGGTTCCTCGTAGGTGATGATCAGTGATTGACAGCGCCGCGGCGGCGGGCGAAACGCGCCGCCATGATCCGCACGCTCACATTCGGCGCTCTGCTCGTCGCCGCGCTGGCCTCACCGGCGGCGGCGCTGGTCGGCGGCGCCCCGGAGGCGACCGGCGCGCTCGGCCGCGCTTTGGTCACCATCGTCGGCTCGCGCGGCAATTTCTGTTCGGGGACGCTGATCGCGCCCGATCTGGTGCTGAGCGCCGCGCACTGCGTCGGCCCCGGCGCCGACTACAAGGTGGTGCAGTACGACGCCCAGCGGCAGCCCAGCCTGCGCGACGTCGCCCGCGTCGCCGCGCATCCGGAGTTCGACATGCGCGCGATCCTCGGCCATCGCGCCAGCGCCGACGTCGCGCTGCTCAAGCTCGCCGCGCCGCTGCCCGGCAAGGCGCCGCTGCCGATCGCGGCGCCGGAGGATCCGCTCGCCGCCGGCCAGGATTTCACGATCGCCGGCATCGGCGTCACCCGGCGCGGCGACGGCAAGAGCGGCGGCACCGCGCGCAGCGCGACGCTGACCGCGACCGGCCGCCCCGGCCGCCTGCAGATCCGCCTGATTGATCCCGCCGCCACCGGCGGCCGCGCCGGCTTAGGTGCCTGCACCGGCGATTCCGGCGGCCCGGCGCTGCAGGCGCAGAACGACCGGCTGGTGGTGGTCGGCGTGGTGTCGTGGTCGACCGGCCCCGGCAACACCGCCGGCTGCGGCGGCCTCACCGGCGTCACCCCGCTGACGCTGTACCGCGACTGGATCGCCCGCACCGCGCAAAGCTGGGGCTCGGCAATGGCGCGGTAGCGGCTCGCACGTTGGTTAATCTTTATTAACCATAATCGCCCACCCTGGCGGCTCCTCACCCCGGAGTGCCGCCATGTTGCGTGTCGTGCTGCTACTGCTGATCGCGTTGCCGTTGGCCCAGCCGGCGCGCGCCGCCGATCTGCCGATGCACAGCAAGATCGGCAGGATCTTCGCCGAGCCGCAACCGAGGCCGCGGGTGCGCCCATCGCTGGAAATGGAAAGCGGCTCGCCGGTGTATGCGCCGGAGGTCGACGTGCCGCCGATCGTGCACGGTTACTACGGCAAGCCGCGGTCATATCTGTATCAGAGCTATTACGGCACCGATCCGAACCTGATCTTCGGCCGCCTGCCCTACGCCTGCGGCTGGTACGGCTACTGCTGAGCGCGCGACGCTCGCGTAGGATGGGTTGAGCGTCAGCGAAACCCATCGGCAACGGAGCACAGCCATGATGGGTTTCGCTGCGCTCAACCCATCCTACGGATTCGCCACTACAACACCCGCATCCTTGGGCCTCCCGCATGGGCGCCGCCGATCAGCGCGGTGATCGCCCACACCAATGCGTCGACCCGGTCCGGCGAGTGGCCGGAGGACAGCCCGGTGGGAGCGAAGTCGCACATTTCATCTTGCGACCTCTAACCCGATGATCCGGCTAGGTTTTTGTTTTACGGTTTTGCGGTGTTTTACAATTCTGTTCGCTGGCCGTTCTGGTCAGCGTCAGCAGGGCGGCCTGTCCGCTGGTCTTGCGATCGGCGAAGCGGCAGTAGCGCTCGATCATCGGCAACGACATTCCGACGATGTCGCCGATCTGCCCCGTCGACAGTCCGGCGCGCCGCAGACGGATCACCGCTGTACAACGCAAGCCATGCAGCGTAACGCCCGCCAGCTCGGGGATCTTGTCCCGCGCCTCCGCAAAGTGGGTGGAGAACAGCTTGCGGGTGTATCGCTCGCCGCTCGCCCGGCCACCCTCTTGCAACAGGAACGGCCCCGGCCGCTTCGTCCACGTTGCCATTTCCGCCGCCAGCTCGGGCACGATCGGGCACCATACGTCGCGCTTTTTCTTCTGTGTGGTAAGTGCGAAGCCGCCCTCTTCGACATCCGTCCAGCCGAGCCTCACAGCATCGCTGCCGCGCATGCCCGTGTAGAGGTAGAGCACCACACCGCGCCGGATCACGCCGGTTAGTTGCGTCATCGCCGCTTCGATCTGTGCCGGCGTCCAAGGTTTGTGCCCGCTGCTCTTGGCGTAGGGCTTCACGCCCTCAGTCAACGAGTGGTCGATATGATCGCGCACCCGCGCCCAAGTCGACAGCGCACGCATGGCGCTCAGAAAGTTGTTCGCCTTTCCGGGCGTCGCCGCCAGATTGTCCATCACCGCTTGAACGTGCACCGGGCGCAGTCCCCGCGCCGGCAGATCGCCCCACGCGAGCCGCGCGGTGCGCAGCGCTCGTTCGTATTGATCGATCGTGCCGGCGGTGATGGTGCCGGCTGTGTTGATGTATTCGAGGTAACCGTCGAGCACCGCGCCGAACGTATCGACATCGACGCCGCCGCCGATGCCCTGCGCCTGACGGATTGCGTTCCAGAACTGCGGCGAGTGCGGGTCGTTCGGCAGCGACACGCGCGGGCCGGCGTGATCGGTCCCGCGGCCTACTTGATAGTAGAAATACTCACGCCCTCGCGAAACGACACGGTGAACGCCCTTCGGCAATTTGACGGCGGACCTATTGCGTGGCCGTGGCATTGCGCGCCCCCATCAGGAACGGGTCAACCGCATCGCTGGTCTTGCAGCCGGACAGAGATCCAAGCGCCATTTGCACGTCGGCCCAGCACCACCGCACACAGCCGGACGACAGCTTGATCGGCTGCGGCAGCACGCCGCGACGGACCATCTCGTAGACTGTCGTTTCTGACACGTCCAATTCGCGCGCAAGCGAGGCGCAGGAGAGATATGCCGGCGGTCTACTGGTCATGAGTGCGACCTCGCCCTCTGGCGGGATGATCGATCAGTTCAGCGCCGGCGCCGCGGCGCCGGTGGTGGTGTCGAAATCGTTCGACGCGCGATCGGCAGCGTGGCCGTGCAGCGGACCAAGTTTCTGCGCCGCCCATTTGTCGAGCTCGGCGAGCGGGTACAGCGCAGTGCGGTTCACCCGATGAAAGCGCGGACCGCCCCCGCGGCTCGCGTACTTCTTCAGTGTCGTCGCCGCGCAGCGCAGGCCGTATCGCTCCCGCAGATAGGCCGCCGCGCGGTCGCGGCGAAGATTTTTGGTGCTGGAGCAATTCGTATCCATCGACAGCTCTCAGCGCCTGAACCACTTCTCGCGGCGCTGCCGGCACTCCTTCTCCGCGGCAGCATCAACGTTTGCGGTCGCGGCAACGTCCTGCGGAGCGGCATCGATTTGCGACAACAGCGGCCCGAGCTTGGCTTCGGCGAAAGCGTCGAGCTCACTAAATGGATACAGCCGCTCGTTGTTGTAGATGTAGAACTTCGGACCTTCGCCGGTTGCCGCGAGCTTCCCGAGCTTCCGCGCCGAGCATTGGACGCGCCAGTTATCGCGTAGATAGTCCGACGCCGCAGTCCCCTTCAGCACACCTCTACGACTCGATTGCCAAACCCCTTTGTCGTCGCTCATTGGATCACTCCTCAGCCTTGCGGGTGCGAGTGCCGGTCTGTCGATCACGGCCTGCGGTGTGGCGAATGATGCCGTTCAGTGTCACCATGAAAAGTACGTCGCTCTCGATCGTGACCGACGTGATGTAGTGAAACAGCAGCGCCTTGCGCATCAGGCTCTTCGAGGCGTCCGCCTCGGGAGAGGACACCGACAGCTTTCCATTGTTCTGCCGAACGATCTCGACTCGGTGGTAGTCCTGAAGGCGGTCGCTTTCGAATGTGTACTCTTCGATTCCGGTCGCCTCATTGAGGGACGGCTTGAAACGCTCCATGAACCCCTCAACATGAGGCACGAAGCTATCGATCAGGCCGAACGCCTCACTCGGCTTGATACCGACCCGGCCCAGCTCCATCACGAACCGCATGCCGATGATGCCGCTGCCGGACCACACCGCCTTGAGGTGCTTGCCCCGTCGATCAGCCAAAGGCTGCGCGCCCTCATCGGGATCGACGTCGAAATAACCGCGCGCCTTCCAGTTCTGCAGCATGCCCTGGTTGAGGCCGGGAACGAGCTCCAGCACGTCGGCTTGCCGGAAACAGAAATCTTCGTAGAGGTCATCGAGGGTCATTCCAAATCAATCGCATGATAAACAACCTTCGTCAAGGTTCTCTATCGCGCGATGCACAACTCTGGAATGTGACAAAAATCCTATCATGCAGCGCCACGGTCGTAAAGCACCGAGGCGACGCGGCCCTCGCAAGCCGCGCCGCCGCCAGAACGGATCAGGCGTAGTAGATCGCCTCGCAAATCGCCCGGTCGCGGTGCGACAGCACGTCGGCGGCGTCTTCCGCGACGGCGCCGGCGAGCGCCGGCGCGAGGGCTTCCAGCGCGCGGATCGCCATCTCGGCTTCGTGGTTGAGGTCATCCGGCGTTTCCTCGGCGCCGCTGGCCAGTTCGTTGAGCGACAGCAGCAAAAGCGCGCCGGCCTTGTTGATCGAAGCGGGCAGCCGCTCGATCTCGGCTTCGATCAACCAGATCGTTTCGAGAATCGGGCGTGTCGTGTCTTCGTAGTCCGTCACTGCCTTTTCCGCCGCCTCCCTGGTGCAGCCAGGCGCATCGTCGATCGCGTGCCAGATCGCGGCGGCGGCGTGGATCTGCTGGGTCAATTCCCGACGCCGCAGCCACAGCGATTCGAGCGCAAGTTCGGCAGCGCCAAGCGGCCGGCGGCCGTCGCTAGCGATCGAAGGTGACGCGATGGTGGCAATAGGTGCGGCGGTTGTGGCAATGGCGGCGATGGCGGTCGTCATGATCAATCTCCGAGATACGCGTTCACTAGGCCCGGCAGAGGCGCCAGACGCGGCCTTGGTGGCAGACGAGCAGCGGCCCGTCGCGGGCAGCGTCAACGAATGGTTAACCATGCTGAGGGTGGCGGCGCGGTGCTGATCCATCACGCCCCCTTAGTGTCGCGAGAGAGAGCCGGCGGCCGCGCAGATCAGCGCGTCGACGTCGCCCGTGAGGATGAAGCTGGCGAAGCTGGGATTATCCATGAAGAAGGGAAACCCCGCCGCCTCTTCGGAAGTGGCATCGCTGACGCCTTCGGCGATCACAGCGAAGAACGCCAGCGCCCGGTCGGCCTCGACGCGGTCGAAGGCGGCGCCGTCGCGCTGCTCGAGCACGGCAGTCACGCGCAGCAAGCGCGCCATGCAGGCGGCAGCCACCGCGCGGTCGCTGCCGGCCGGCACCGGCGAGCGGTGTCGGATCCGGGTTTCGGAGACGAGACGGAGCCCGCGTGGCGGCGGGCACATAGGGTGATGAAGGGTCATTGGTGGCTCGCGGATTAACCGGCTGTCTAGGCCGGGCACCAGCGGCGGGCTGGTACCGGGAGCTAGACAACAGTCCGCGAGAACTGCGCCACGACCTTCCCCGAAGGTCTTGTATAGCCGTGGCACTCCCGGCATAATGAGCCGGTCGCCGCCCACGGTATGGGCGCGGTATCAATTTCAGCGGGTTTATGAGCCCGGCAAGGCTCTTGGCCCGCCTATCGCGGATGAAGCGCAATCCCCGGCAAGGGACCGCTTCGGGAGTTGTCTAGGCTCCGCGATTATCCTGCCACCGAATCAAACGAAAATCCATCCCCACCTCGGGGGCGCCTTGGCGCGCGCGCAGATATGATGGTTGCCCGATTCGGGGAAAGATCGATGCTACCGGGTCGGTGCACATCTCGGCTTCGATCATGCGGTGACCCATGCACAAGCGAGCTGATGCCGAACAGGCGATTCGAAGCCTAGCTCTCGATTGGATGAGTGAATCCGGCTACGAGCAGGCCCCAGGACACTATCCGAGCTTCCTAGCTTTCAAGACGTGGCTAGAAGCCAAGCATTTCAGCCACTACCTACGATTTCGATCAGGCATCAGCGCCGATAGCGAGGCTGAAGGCTGGTTCGAAGATGAAATTAGACGCTATTGGCGGTCAAGAAACTCACGGCTAGGCCTCGATCGGACAGGGCAGTAACTATGACAGAAAAGGTCAACTACAACCGTCAACATGTTGCCAGCGGCTACAGCATTTCGGGTGCTCCGGAGGGTTATGTTCTGACGGCAAAAGACGTTCGCGACGCGATCGCCGATCTCCCCGATGACGCGCATATCATCTTTGGCATCTGCAACTGCGGTGAACAGCTTCAATTCTACCGCTTCAAAACGCGCGGCGAAAATCTGCTGGCGATCGAGTTCGGTTAGGCAGGGCGTCTACATCCTCGGCGGGGCCGTGCGGAGTGCAAAATGACCACCGAAGAAGCTCGCCTGCAAGGCGAAGTACATGGACTACGGATCGCCTTGCGGCTCGTCGTGACGGCGATGAGTGCGGACGACAAAGGCCCAGAAATTATCGCGCTCCTGAGAAGAGAGGCACTTGAAGTGGTGAACACGCCGCCTCCAGGGAATCCTCAATGTTATCAATTATCGGTATTTGACGCCGCCTCACGCGACGCCGTCGAGTTCATTTTCAGTCCGACGGTTTGACTTCAGCAACCCACGGGCGAAGCCAGTAGCTACTGGTCCACCCAATTCGATCGGATCACCCGCGGCCGCGGCGCCGGCGCAAGCGCCAGCTCTGGGCTTCGTAGCGCCTCGGCGCGGGAAGCCCAGTTCGGGTTGATCAGTTGGCGCACCGCCACCGCATAGACGACGCAATCCAGCGCCTCGGCGCGTCGGCCGGGTATCCGTTCGAAGCGCCGCACCGGCTGGCCTTTCGAATAGCGCACGATGGCGCGCTCACTACACAGTTGCTCGAACCAGCTCGCCGGCAGCGTATTCGAAAACCTGATCGCGCCGCCGCTGCCGGTCAGCTTGGCAGCGACGTGGTCCTTGATCGGATCGGTGCCGACGATGAAGAGCAGCCCGCCGCGGGTCTTGCTCGACGTCGAGCGCTCGATAAACGGCCGTCGAAAGCCGCCGTCGCCCTTGATCGCGAAGATCTTCCGCGCGGCTCTTGGAAAGCAGAACCCATAGACCCGGTCCATCGTCTCGCCGTCGCCGGAATCGATCGCCACCGCGTCGATCGCGAGCGATCCGCCGAACGGGTGCGCGAAGCGAGACTTCAAGAATTCGTCGAGCTCTGCCCAGGTCGAATCATCCGACGGCTTTCCCCAGATCACCAAGGTCATCAGCACATACATCGTGCCGTCTTCCGCCCAACCGATCAGCGTGATTTCGAGCCGATCGCGCTGCACATCGACGCCGGCGGTGATCGCCAACACCGCCTCGGGCAGCGCCTCGCAGCCGAACGGCTCAGCGCGCTTTGCCAGGGCCTCGTCGTCGATTTCCTCTCCACCGTCGGCGCGGAAGCCTTCCGCCAAGATGGTGTTGACGAAGACTTGCAAGGTGGTTCGATCGTCCTTGGCTGCGACGAATTCGGCCGCGAGCTTGCCCCAACTCGCGTTCGGCAATAGCGACACCAGCGCATTCAATCGAAAGCCGGCGTGGCCGATCACCTCCGGTGCGGTCGCGCGCCAGGCGCCGGCGGCGACCATCTCGGGCTTGTGCCGTTCGTCGATCGCACATCCGCAGGCCGGGCAGACGAATTGCGCCAGATGCGGCTTGCCGGTCGGCCACTCGATATGTTGCAAATTAATTTCGGTGCGGCCGTCGCACTCCGGGCACGGCACTTCGAACACGCGTCGATCACTCAGTGCGTAGTTTCTGAGGATGTAGCTGCTGCCCTCAAACGTCGGTGTTGAACCGATCACGATCTTTCGGTCGGCGTAGGACAGCGTCCGCTTCTCCGCCAGCGCGATCGGCGGGCCTTCTGCTGTCACCTCCATGCCGTCCGCTTCGTCGACCAGCAGCACCCGCGCGGTGTGCCGGCGCAGGTTGCGCGGCGCCTTCGCCGCGACGATCTTCAGCGAGCCGCCGGGAAAGCGACGGCTTAGAATCGTGTTGCGGCCGGATTCGTCCTTGGCCTCGCCGATCACCCCATTGAGCACAGGCGACGCCGAGAAGATCGGCTCGATTTCGCTCACCATATAGTCGCGAGCATCCGCCTCGGTCGGCAGTAGCGCGAGGATCGGCGCCGGATCGTTCGCAACGAACGCGCCGAGCGCGCCGGTGAGCAGCGTGGTGAAGCCGACGCGCACGGGCTTGACCAGCGTCACGCGCTCAATGGCAGGATCTCCGATCGCATCGGCGATTTCGCGCTGGAACGGCCACAAGCGCACCGCGCCGGGCAGCGACGACACGCCGTCCGGAAGGTAGATGTTGCGCTCGATCCAGTCGCTCAGCTTCAGTTTCGGCGGCGGCCGCAGCGCGGCGAGCGCGCGGCGTTCGATTTCCTCGAGGCGGTCGACGGCATCAAGCATCAGCCGGCCCCGCCAAGTCCTCGAGCGCCGCGCGCAGCTCGGCGTCAAACGCCGTCACATCCTGCGCCGTGAGGTGCGGGTTCGCCTGCCGCACCCGTGACGGCACCGCGAGAATCTTCGAGCGCAGACGGCGAAGCACGTCCGACCATCGCGCCTCGACCTCGGTCGCCTTGACGTAATCGCGGCGCAGGATTTGGTTCTTCAGCGCGGCGTTGTCCGCCTGCTCGCGCAGCAGCCGATCGCGATGGCTTTCTTTGTTTCGACTGACGAGCGGCAATTCGCTCTGACGCTGCGCCACGCTGCGGCGTTGATCCACGTTTTCTTGGAACCAGATCTGTCCGCGCGCCACGTCGATCTTGCCGCTCGACTCGACGGGTAATCCGTCCCGGATCATCTGCGACACGCGGCCGGGCGAGACGCCGATAAAGTTCGCGAACCCGGACTTGCTCAGCTCGCGCGGCGACCCGATCGGCCGGTCAGTATCGAGCGCAGCACTGATCATCGTCCGCCACCTCACAACCATTGCAAGCACGGCCGGGACGCGGATGCGCCCCGGCCGTCGTCGCGCCGCCCCGGTCCATCCGCGGGCTCGGCGCAATCCAACAAACGATCAGGCGTAGGCGCCATCTGAGTACGAGCCCCGCGACAGTGCATTAAGTCTGTCGGACATCAGCCGGATCGCATGCTCCGCGATCGACTCCGCCGACTGCCCCGGTGCCCCTTGGATGTTGAAGGTGTTGTTCATCACAACGCCACCCCCGCCGCCGCTCCTGCTAGGGGCCGCACCGCCACCCTGACCGCGTAGCAGCCGCAACGTGTCGGCCGCGCTGAACACATGGCCGGAGACGTTCGGCGCGAACAGCTCCGGCCCGCGTTCGCTGGTCAGATAGAGCCGCCCCGCCTGCACCGGCCCGCCGGTCGCGCGGGCGCCGGCAATCGCCGGCTTTGCCGCCGTCGCCGCGCCGACCGCGCTGCCGCCGAGGCCGATCGCGCTCCGGATTCGCGGTCCTATGTTCGACACCCAATTCAGCAGCGCTGCGAATTTGGCCTTCATCCCCTCCCACAGTTGCGCAAGCAGATTGACGCCGGCATCGTACAGCCCCGACGCTGCCGCGCTGATCCGCCCTGGCAAGCCGGCAATAAATGCGACAAGTTCCTCGAATTTTTGCACCACCGCGGTGACAGCACCGCCGACGGCCGTTCCGAGCGTCCGTCCGAATTCGACCCAACTCGCGGTCGAGATATTGAGCGCGTCGAGGGCAGCGGTGATTTTGTCCTTCAACCAACCTATGGCGTCGACCAACGGCCGCAGCGTCGACATGACGGGTCCTACGGCCTTCATGAAGGCGCTGCCGAAGCTGGAGAACATCGCTTTGATGCCCGACCAGTTCTGATAGATGAAGGCGCCGGCGGCGCCGATAGCCAGCAGCACAGCGCCAATTCCAGTTCCGATCAAAGCAATCCGCAGCCCGACCAGCGCCGCGCGGACGAGCTTGATCGGATTGAGCATGCCAAGCATCGCCGCCGCTGCGATCTTCAATGCGCCGCCGCTACCAACGATCGCGCTCGCTGCGGCAAAGCCGATCATCGCGCTCCGCACCGCCCGGAGCGCGGCACCGAATGGCAGCATCGCCGCATGGGCGACCCACACCGCAGCCGCAAGCCCGCGCATCGCTCCCGCCGCGGTCGCCAGTGCCCCGCCCCACATCCAAAGCAACCCCCATTTCGCTGCAATGCCGGCGATCCGCAGCCCGATCAGCGCCGCGCTGGTGCCGATCACCGCGCGGGTGAGGCCGGGATGGTCCTTGGCGAATTGCGACAACTTTTCAATGAAAGGATGCAGCGCTTTCATGGTGTCATTCAGCGCCGGCAGCAGCGCCGCGCCGATCGTCACCGACATCACGTTCAGCCGGTTCTTGAAGAGCTGCACCGCATTCGCCGTGGTCGCCGTCCGCGCCTCGAATTCTTTCTGCGCTGATCCGAGATATTTGGTTCGGTCACTGACCATCCCGAGCACATCGTCGAGCAGCTTCACGTTGTCGATCAACGGCGCGATGGCGCGCGCTTCGTCGCCGAAGATCGTCGAGATCACGCTCGCCTGCAGATGCTTCGGCAGCTTCGCGATCCGCGCCAGCACGTCGCGGAATGTGCCGACCGCATCCTTTTGCATCGCCTTCGTCACCTTCATCGAAGTAAGGCCGAGCTGCTTAAACGCCGCCTCGCCGTTCTTGGTGACTGTGTTCCCTTTGGTGAGCGCGCGGCCGACGTTGCGGAACGAGGTTGCCGCGACTTCGGATTCGGCACCGGCCGCGATCATCGCCGCGCCGAGCGCTGCGGTCTGTTCGGCAGAGAAGCCATATTGTTTACCCTGCACGCCGACGCGTTTCATATAATCGATGAGTTGTGGCGCTTTAGCCGCGACATTGTTAGACAAGTAGTTCATCGCATCGGCGAGCGCGCTGGCTTGCTCGACGGTGTAGCCGAGCCCCGTCTTGATTTTCGCCATATCGTCGCCGGCCTGCGCCGCGGTCATATCGAACGCTGTCGCGAGCTTTGCGACCATCTCGGTGAAGGCAAGGATCTCGTTTTCCTTCATACCGGCCGCGCCGGCGGCGGCGCTGATCGCGGCGAGGTCCTTCGCTACGATCGGGATGCGTTTCGACAACGTCAGAAGATCGTCACCCATCTTAGCGAACGACTGCGGCGTCTCGAAGTCGACCACCTTCTTGACGTCGGCCATTGCGCTCTCGAAATCGATCGCCGCCTTAACCGGCGTGCTGATCGATTTTGCGAGAGCGTAGCCGGCCGCCGCTGCGCCGAGGAGTTGCGTTTGCGTCGACGCCAGCGCCGCGGCATTGCGCACCTGTGCGGCACTGATGCGGCTCAGGGCGCCGGAGATCGCCCGCGCGGGCCCGGTCGCTCGGTCGAGTAGTTCGATGATCAGTTTGCTGGTAAGAGTCGCCATCGTCTCAACCTCGTTTCGGCACTTCGATGCGCAACACCACGTTCAACGCATCGATGTAGAGCGTGAACCGATCCCAGAACATGTCCTCAACATCCGGGATCGGCGTGTGCAGGTGTCGCGCCAGCATCGCCACCGCGACGCTCGCGCTCACTCCTTCATCAGGGCCGCCAGCGCCTTGGTCAGCGCGCCCTGCATCATCTCCGCATCCGCGGCCCGCTGCTTCGCTAGTGACTTTCCCACCATCGGCGCCGCCAGCTCCTCGAGACGGTCGAAGTCATCATTGTCGAGCTCTTCGATCACTTGGATCGGCACGTCGGCCATCGACGCGTAGACCGCAAAGGTCTTGCGGCTCTCGCCATTCACCAGATCAGCGGCGACCCGATCCTTCGCCTTCATCTTCCGAAGCGTGAGCGTCGGATAGGTTTTGTCGCCGATCTTGATCGGCGTGGTCGGCGTGAAAGTAACAGTCGTCGGGGCGGTGGTCGCGGTCTCAGTCGTGGTCATGGGTCACCTTGTTGTAGGTTGGAAGGTTGCGAATGAAGGCGGTGTTGCGTTCCAGCCGATCGGCGATCGACCGGCTGGCGGTGATCGCCGCTGCGGCGCTGCCAGTGACGACCGCGCGTTCGGCGATCCGTGCGATCGCCAGCATCGGCGCGACGTAGCGCTCGGCGATCTCCGCCGTCAGCCGCGCTCGCATGGCAAGGAGGTCGAGATTGCGAGCCACGGCGGCAGCCGCCGGAGCGACACGTTGAGCGGCTTGGATCACGGCGGCGAGTTGCTGAGCACTCGGAAGATGATTGATCGGCATTGTCACTTCGGCACCTCCGTCGGTTTGCAGAGAGAGTTGCCGACCGCTGCTTGTTCACAGCGGCCGGCGAGAGCGCTTGCAGGACACGGGAGGAGGCCCGTGCGGGATCTGCGCTGTATGGGGGCCAACCCACCCCTGACCAAACCGAAAGGTGCTCAAGACTGAGGCGGGACACCTTCCGCTTTAACGACTGGCCGTGTCGCCATGACACTCCCGCCGCGAAGATTTGGCGCTTGGCGCTCACGCCTGATTAAGTGTGAGCACCAGCAGATTGGAGTAGCGATCCGACACGGCGGCGACTTCAAACCACGGCGTTCCGGCACGATCGTTCGCGCGAACTTTGTCAAGCTTTCGCGGCATCGCTCCGGTGTACGTCGATCGATCAATCACCAGCTCGGCTTTGCCGGCCGACAGCCAGGTTTCGAAGCCGCTGCCGACCACAGCCGAGTGATCGCCGCCGCAATGCAGGACCGCGACGATATCGACCATCGGCCGGGCCGGGTCCGCCGTTCCGTTTTTCAGGAACGACAAGCGAACGGATTCGCCGAAGGTCCGGCCGACCACCTGATCGATCCGCGCCTCACTATCGCGCCAGTTCGCCACCGCCGACCCGCCGCGATCAGATCGACAGCCTGACGTCGCCAGTCGCGGACGGATTCGCCGCCGGCGCGACCGCGTGGCCGATCGCAAGGAAGTCAGTCGCCGGCGTGCCGCCGTCGTCGGCGGCCGTCGTGGCGACACCATTCTCCGCATCCCAGAAAACAGGGACGCCGCGGGTCCACGCCTGCGCCGACACCTTCGGCAGTGTGTAGACGCCAGTCGTGGACAGCACCACATCGGCGCCGGAAGCGGCATCGGTGGCGGCGATGCCGAACAGCGCGCCGACGACAACGCCATTGCCGGACTTCACGTCTGCGGGCGCAGGAACGGTGATCGCATCACCAGATTGCAGGTAGTTCTTCATCGTCAAAGTCCCTTGTTGTAGTAGGGCAGAATGGTGGTGACGCGCCGGCCTTGCAGCGTGGCGATGTCGCGATCGATCGCCGCGATGGCCTGTTCGATCTCGGCGACGCTGCGGTACTCGACTTCGCGCCGCGTGCCGCCGGAATGGAATAGCACTCGGAATTCGCCGGAGGCGCGGGCGGCGACGAGCGCCGCCCGTTGTGCCAACAGATCGTCGATCGCGCTCATGGGCGTCAGTTGCCGGCGTTGAAGTAAGCGCCGCGGTGGTCGACCACGCCGGCGGCGAAGTCGAGACCGGCCGCAACCTTTACAGCTTGCGTATCGAAGTCTCGCTCGGTGCGAACCTGCGGCCCCTCGGCGCCGGCCACATAGCCGTAGACGAGGACCGGCGCCGCGCTCGGTGCAGCGAACACATACCAAGCGTTTCCGGTGATCTCGGCGTCGACCACCAGCTCGGCAAAGCCGGCCCATACATTGACATCGGCCGATTTCGCCGCCACGACCGCCGCCAGCAGCTTGCGGGCTGCAACTTCCTGCTGCGGTCCGACGACAAGGAATGCCGGCTGCAAGTTCAGCGCCATGCCGTCGAGGCTCTTCTGCGCCCGCAGCGCGGCGACCGCGGCGGAAACATTGTCGGCGTCCAGAACCGTGCCGGTCGCCGCCTTGTTCTTGTGGTCGGCGTGGAACAGCGCGACGCCGTCCGACAGGGCGGCGTTGGCTTTGAGAGCCTTGTAGGCCACGGCGTTTTCGTCGACCGCAGCGCGGGTCGCGATCATCGCCGAGAAGTCCGACAGCGCCGAAAGGTCGTCGTTAATCAACGCGCGGCGGCCGATCGCGATGCCCGTCCCAAACTCTTTTGCTGTCACCTTCTCGGCACTCTCACTGATCGTGCCATATTTCACTTCCCCATTCTCGGCGATCTCGCGGAACGCCGGGAAGTCACCGACTCGAAGGAAGGAATGAGGTTTGAAATCGTTGAACGGTTTGCGCGCCGCGATTTTGCGATAGGTCGGCTGTGCGATCGCATAGTTGGCGAGCAACGCCTTGTTGGTGGCGTCCGCCAGCAGCAGCGGAAAATCGCTGGTCGAATGCGACCCGACAGCTCGTTCGAGCAGCGCGCCCTGGTCGCGGAGGTTGATCCGCTCGCCGTTCGCCACCGCAAGGTCGCCGACCAGATCGAGAACGCGGCTGCCGCGATACTCCACCGCGCGGCCTTCGAGTTTGCAAACGGCCGGTGCGAGCCGGTGCGCCAACGCATCAGCCATTGCCGAGCGGATCGCGATCGGGTCGGTGTGGTCGGTGATGATCGCCGCGCTGGTGTTGCGGATCGAATTCGCCGGTGCCGCGCGTTGTGCCATCGCCGCGAACGCCGCGGCACGGGCCGCGTCGATCGTCGCCTCGGCGTCGATCTGCTGATTCGCCCAGGCGTCGCCGAGGCCGGCGGTGCTGGCGATGCTGCGGATCTCGACATTCACTTGCGCTCGCGTCATCGTGGCCGGCGTAGTGGTCGGTGCCGGCGGCGGCGGGACGTTGGCCGCCGCTGTGGTGGTGGTGGTGGTCTCTTCGGGTTCCACTGGAAGGCTCCTGGTAGTTGCGACCTGATCGGCCGGAATGGCGACGAGGGAAGCTTCGAGCACTTCGAAGGCCGTCGCCACCTTCTCGCGCCGTTTGGTTCTCGTGTTCATGCGCTCCGCCCAGGCGGTCACGCGATATCCGATGCTGACGCCGAACTTGACACCGTCGCCGAGTTCGGCCGCGACGCGTTGGGCCATCGGAGAATGGCGCGACAGCCGCGCCAGGCCGATCAGTTCGCCGCGCACCAACTTCACGTTGCTGACTTCACCGAGCCGGCCGTCGAGTGCGAAGCGATTGTGATTGTCCAGCAGCGGCAGCAGCGGCGGTGCCATCGCGCCGCGTAAATCGAGCACTTCATCGAAGGCGCCGGCGCCATCGAAGCGCTCGACAGAGCTTCCGGCCGAAAGCACCAGTTCGAACGTTCGCCGCTCCGCGTTCCACGATGAAGCCCGCACCGGCGCTTCGCGCGTGAGGAGTTCGGCTGTTTCAGGCTTGCTGCGGATCAACACTTGCGGCATCCGTGCTGTTGGGTTTGGTGGTGCTGGTGAAGTCGAGCCCGAGGCCGGCGGCGCGGGCGTTGTCGGCGGCGATCTCGCTGTCGAGGGCTTCGATGTCCAACCCGCGCGCGGTGACGGCTTCGCGGCGGCTCATCAACCCGGCTTCGATCGCTTCGATTTCTGCGCGAACATCTTTCGCCGGATCGATCCAGGGCTGCCGCGGGGTAATCGCCTTCATCGGCAACGCCGCCTCGACGGTGCCGCTGGCGCGGCCCGACAGAATTTCCAACGTTGCCCAGCGCCGCCAAACCGGGCGAATGAGCTGAAACGACAACACGCCGTGCTGCAGCGCTTCAATGCGGCGGCGATATTCGACCAGCCCGCCGCGCTGTGATCCGTAGTTCGCCTGAGACAAATCGCCGGTCAGAATCCAGGCCGGCAGCCCAAGCCCGACAGCGATTTCGCGTTCGGTGATTTTCGCGAAGTCGATCACCTCGACACCGATGCCGGCCGGCGTCGAGAACTTCACGTCTTCGCCGGGCGCCAGCACTTTCAGTGTGCCAGGCTCCAGGCCTTCGGTGATCGTCGGCGGCGCTTGCGATCCGTCGCCGAACTGCGACGGGGTGCCGGTCGGGCTGGTGACGAAGCCGGTCAGCAGCGCCGCGATCTTCTGGCGCATGAGTTGCGCGTCGCGCCAGGCATCCAAATCCGACAGCCGCAGCACGACCGGAGCGAACCAGCTCAGCCCGCGGACCTGCCCGGCGATCTCAGGCTTGAACACATGGATCACATCTTCGGCCGGCACGCGCAGCGGCGTCAGCGGCAGCACCGCGAACGGTGCGCCTGGGCGTTCCGGCAAAATGTGGTAGGCCACCCGGCGGCCTGCGCTGTCGAACTCGATGCCCTGAACAATCCGCCGGCCGTCGCCGAGTTCGCGGTTCAGCGATGGGTCGACCTGATCGGCGTCGATCAGGCGGATGTTCAAGCGGCCGTCGGCGATGCCCAGCACCGCGAATGCCTCGCCATCGACCACCAACCTGCGGGCGATCGTGGCCTGCAGAAAGTAGAAATCACTCACCCCGTCCGCGTCCGCGGCATCCGTCCAAAGCTCGAACGCCAGATTAAGTTTCGATCGAATCGCCGGGTCCGGGTGTGCACTCTGCGGCTTGATCCCCGTGCCAACGAGGCCGGATACCCACGCCTCCGCACCCGAGGCGGCGAGCGCATTGTTCGCCACCAGATAGCGCGCCCGGCGCATCAGCGGACCACGCGCCGCGCTCATCACCGACAGCGGCGCCGCCATCTCGCCGCGGCCTCGCCAGCGCCGTCCGCCACCCGCGCCGTCATACGAGCGGGTGAACATGTTCGCGATCTTCTGAAAGGCGTGTTTTAGCATGCCGACAGCCTTCGCAAGAAATGCCTGCGCCGCAATGGTTTTTCACATTGCGAACCGTTTTAGTTGGACCGTTTTGGTGATGTTGGGTGATCAAGGGTGACGCTGGGTGACGGAATGTCATCCGATCCACAACTAACGAGAAAACGCCCCCACACCCCCTCTCGGCAGGGCCGACGAGGTGCAACCCTCGTCGATCTAATGCCGTGCACCTCGGCGGTGCGGTCTTCCTAGTTCCTGATCAGAACTAGGAAAGTGGCCGAGCCGCGAGCCATGCAAAATCTGCAAATAGCGGCCAGTTCGGCGTTTTGATTTGAGCTATAAAATTTAGTGCACCGCCTCATATCCCGCAGCTCCCCGGACCCGCGGTCGGCCGCGGCGGGGAAGGACCCTAGCCGCCACCAGTCACAGCAGGCGGCCGGCCTCGCCGGTCGGCACCGCGGCGAGGTGGTTGACCAGGGTCAGGCCGGTCCAAAACATCACACTGGAGCAGCGCTTCGTGAACCCGAGGTTTGCGACCACAAGCGAAAACATAGTCTGCGTAAGCACGACGTCCGCAGAGGTCGATTCGCACCAGGCGCGATATGCCGCATATAGAACGGAAGATTGCACCTGCGCTCCAGGTCGCCGCACCGTCGACACAGCGAGGAAGTGCTTCACCTGATCGGAACTGGCGGGAGCAGCGCGCGAAGCTCTCGCCGCCGGCTCGTCTTCCACCACCGCAGGCAAGCCGAGTTGACGCCAGAGCTTCGCCGCGGCTCGCCGGCCGAAGATCAGCCGGCATTCACGCAAGAGAGCGATCCGGTGTTGAGCGAACAGATCGGTCAGCTCTCGGTGTGTGGCTGCTGACCCGGGGCAGTTCGCGAGCACGCACATCACCAACGCTTGCTGTTCATTCAACCAGAACTCGGCAGCAACGGCCCGTTTGCCGGGCGCCGGTGCACCAACGAGCTGGCCGTAATTGGCGAGCTCGGCGCGGTGCCGGTGGATCAGTTTCCGAATCTCGATCGGCTTTCCAATGCCGAGCGCGTGCGCCAACCGCAGATCCGCCACCCGCACGCTTCCTTCGATCACCTTCAGATCATCTGTCGTCAATGTCATTTCACACCCACCCAAGCAGCCAGTTGTCAGCTCATCGACAAAATCAGATTCGCTTCTGTTAGGGAGGCCTCGTCAGCCTCTTGCAGTAGTTTGCGATAGTTTGGAGATAGTTTGTTGTTGTGGTAAGAAAGTAGTTTGATAGATAAGTCAGTTGCTTACTTATGATCGGGAGATAGTAGAGCGAGTAGAGATAGTTTTTCCGTAACGCGCATGAGAAATTGTTGTCGAAGCCATGAACGGCGATATCATTCTCTCCTCGCCTCCTCTCATGCGTATACGCGCGCGAGAGACTATCTCCACTATCGCAACGATGAGAGAAGCCATTGCACCACAACGATATTCGCCGTGAGACAGTTAGTTGCGTACTACCGCAAACCCCCGCGACCATCGGTTGCCGATCTGCAACATGTGGCAGGCGATCGGTAGTTGGTGGCGGTCGTTGTCGCCCTGAGAGGGTTCGCGCCGTCGCCGCGCCGCTGCGCGGGGGAGCGGGGGCGGTGATCGCGGCGGTGCGACGATAGGTTTGCTCCACCATGGAGCAAACCTCCGGTCGGAACGCCATGGCCCGATCGTCCGCGATCACTAGTCGCGGAGGTTTGCGCCACCGTGGCGCAAACCTCCCAAGCTCCGGCAGACCCACCGTCATGACTCGCCTCGCTGCTGCACCACCACGACGCTCCGGAAGTCGGCCATCACGCCGCGCCAGGCGGCGTCGAGGTCGGCGTCGAACTGCGCTGCGATGTGGTCGCGGACGAACGACGTCGGCGCGGAGAGCACGATCTCGCCGTCGGCATCGCTTAGCAGCGTCACTTTGGAGAACCATGCGGCGAATCGGTCATCACCGATCCGCCGTCTCAGTGCCTCGCCTCCGGCCCCCAGCGGGCCAGCGAAGGCGCTGCGCTCCCGCTCGCTCCCTTCGATCGCCTGCGGCCGCTCGGCGGGCACAGCGCGCGCTGGAGCGCTCGCGCGTGCGCGCCCGCGCTGTTCTATCTGTTCCTTCTGTTCATGCCGCACATAGCTGCGGCACGGTGAAGGGGTGTTTTGCGGCACGGCGGGGGTGGCTTTTGCGGCACGGTCGCGGCCGTTCCGGGCCGCAGGGCTTTGCGGTGCGGACCGGGCCGCAATTTGCGGCTCGGTCATTTCCGCAACAGGTAGGGCAAGAAAATAGACCAACCCCGGCCACTGCCCCTTCACCGCGGGTCGCTTTTCGATCCGCACCAGCCCGAGCGCGGCGAGCTGCTTCATCTGCCGCTGCACCGTGTCGGTGCTCTGTTCGGTGTCGCGCGCGAGCGTGTCTTGAGACGGGTACGACATGCCGGCGGCGTCGGCGTAGTTCGCCAGCGCGAGCAAAAGCGCTTTGCGAGCCGGAGATCCAGTCACCTGTTTTGCGGCCCACGCCGTCGCCTGCCAGCTCATATGGGAGCCTCGACGTCGATCGTCAGCGGCTCCACTTCGCTAAGGCAAACAGGATCGATCAGCTCGCTTATGAAGCGTTTTCGGGCCCAGGGGCTCGCGGCGATCCAAGCGCGCCGGAGAGCCCGAATGGCTTCCAGATCGGCAGAAGAAGTCGACCGGTTTGAGGGGCGTTGTTGCTTGCTCACAGCGGCGCCCTTGGCGATTTACAATCACACGGTTTGTTCCCGCGGCGTTCACGGTTTTCCGGCCTATCGCTGTAAAGCGTAAGTAACTGATCTTTCGCGTGAAAGGTCACTTCTGTTAAATTCGCACATCTCGTCTTCGAGCAGCGGAAAGCAGCCGACGTGCTTGACCCGGCCCTGTTCGTACAGCGCCGCGACCGGCTCGGCGCGGACGAATTTGGCGCGGCTGGCGCGGACCTCGCGCACCGGGATCGCCGCGTCGGTCTCGTGCAGCACCGCGCGCACCATCTCGCCGCCCATATTGACCTCGGCGATGATCGCATCGGCCTCGAGCCGGTGATACAGCGCGATCGCGCGCGCCGCCCAGGCCGCCGGCGACAGCCGGTCGCTGGAGACGTCCTCCAGCACGTAGTAATCGCCGGCCGCGCTGCGCCCCGCCGCGACGATGCCGCAGGCGTCCGCGCCCGGCCGCGACGAGCCCGGCGGATCGATCGCCACCACGATCCGCACCAGCGGCGGCGCCGCCGGCACGCGGGCGCGCTCGATTCTGTCGCGCGACCACAGCGCGCCGGGGCGGTCCTCGATCAGTTCGCCGTCGAGCTCCTGCCGGCCCTGCCGTGTGCCGGCATAGCGCGCCACCACGGTTTCGAGAAACGCCGGCGACAGATGCGCGGCGTTGGCGCGGGTCGGCGCCCGCGTCACGCGGGTATGCGGATCAGCGAGCAGCCGCTTGATCAGCGGCAGCGGCCGCGGCGTCGTGGTGATCAGTTGCCGCGGCCGGGAGCCGAGCCGCAGCCCGAATTGCAGCATGTCGAAGCTCGCTTCGGCGTAGCGCCATTTCGCCAGCTCGTCGCACCACGCCGCTTCGAATTGCGGGCCGCGCAGGCTATCCGGATCGTCGGCGGAGAACACCTCGCCGACCGCGCCGTTCGGCCATTCCAGCCGCTTGCGGGTAGCGATCCATTCGGGGCGCTCGCGGCGCGGCGTGATCCGCAGCAGGCCGGATTCGCCTTCTACCATCACTTCGCGGGCGTCGTGCCAGCTTTCGCCGACCAGCGCGATCCGGCCGTGCGGCCGCTCCGCATAAGGCGGCGTGCCGGCCACCATCGCCCGCACCCATTCGGCGCCGGCGCGGGTCTTGCCGGCGCCGCGGCCGCCGAGCATCAGCCAGGTGGTCCACGGCGCGCCGTCATTGCCGGGTTCCGCAAACTCCTGATGCGGATGCGCGAAGACGGCGAAATCATCCTGCAGCCGAGCCAGCGTCCGGAGGCTGGCCTGGCGCAGGAAGGGCTCGGTCATCCCCGCCGCGGACAAACGTCTCAATACGGCGCGCAAGCTCCAGACGGAATCCATCGGCATCGGCGGGCATCTCGTCATCGGCGGCGCTGAGCGCGCGTTCGGGATCGCGAAGCTGGCGGACCTTGAACAGCGTCTGCGTCAGCGCCGCCAGCGTGCGGGCGATCCGCTCGGCCTCGACCGCGCGGTGGCCGCCGAGCGTGGTGTCCTCGCGCAGGTTTTCGACCTTGCGAAGCTGGGTCTCGACCGCGCGCTCCAGCCGCCGCGCCAGCGACAGCACAGCTTCGGGTGACACCTGGTCGGCCGGCGTTGCGGCCGATGCCTCGGTCACGGCCTCGGCCGCCGACGCTGCCTCGGGCACAGGCGCCATCTCGGCCTCGCTCTCGGGCGCAGGCGCCGCGGCCTCCGTGTCGACCGCGGCCTTCGCGTCAACCGCGGGCGGCGGCAACCCCGGCGGCGGCGCGCCGGCGGCGATCGCGCGGGCCTGCTGCAGCGCCGCAGTCGCTTCGCGATTGATCTGCAGCAGCACCGGCATGTCGCGCGGCGGCCGATCCTTGCGGCGCGGCCACCCCTCCTGCATCACCAGCCGCTCCAGCGTGTTGCGATGAATGTGGTAGTCCTCGATGATGCGCTGCACCGGCTCTTCGGTCTCGACATAGCGCCGCCGCAGATCGTCGAGCGCCCGCTGCGAAAACCCGCGCGCCTGGCGGACCGGCAGCGGCGGCCGCGGCCCGACCCGGGGGCGCTCCAGCCGCGGCGTCCAGCCCTCGGCCTCCGCCACCTTGCGCAGCGTGTGCCGACAGATCTCGAACTGGGCCGCCACCGCGGTCAGCGGCTCGTCGGTCTCTTCATACAGCCGTTTCAGCTCCGCGACCGCCTCGGGTGTCAGCCCGCGCGGCAAATAGCGGGGTGGCGGGGGATCGTCGGTCATGAGAGAGCTCCCTACCGGTGGATAGCGGCTCGCGCCGCCGAGCAAGCCGCCATGCATTCCGGCGATCACCGGCTCTGCCGTCATGCCCGGCCCTGTGCCGGGCATCCACGCCTTGCAGCGCCAACCGGCGGATAAGTGAGCATCGGTTGCCACAGCCGAAAAGCGTTGCCATGCTGCACCCGGCCGCGCCGCCGTCGAGGCGACCGCAGCGGCACGCACGAACTCGGCGCCAGCCATGACCAAAATGACCTACAAGGGATACATCGCCACGGTCGAATACGACCCCGACGCCGGGATCTTCCACAGCGAAGTCGCCGACACGCGGGCGCCCTAATCAGGCTCGTTCAAGGTGCGGACAGATCCGGCATAATGAGTATCCAACCGCCCGACGCGTCCTGTCCCGCATCAGCAGACCCGTGGGTCCGAGAGGCGTCGAGAAGCTTTGCAGCCAGTCCGACCGAGTGTTGTTAGCTTTCACAGGTTGATCCGCGTCGTGCGCTGCGAACGCGCGACGGATAGCCCGACAGTGCACCGCTTGCGAAGGCCTATCAACTGACTACGCGTCATCATTCTCGACAGCCTCACAGTAACTCAGCATTCCGCTTGTCGGCGCCTCGGAACGTCACTATACATTCACCGTTCGGTTGCAGGAACATCTTGAATGCACGCTTTCAATTTGGCCGTCATCGGGGACATTCATTACCCCCTCGCTCGATTGTCTAACGCTCTCGACGATAAGATTTTCTCCCCTCCAGGTGTCGTGGCAGCACTTGGAAAACCGCGCCTCAGCATACTGATTGACGACCTCATCAAAACAAGCAAACAACAACCTTTCGATGCGATCTTATTTGTAGGAGATTTCACCACCGGCGGCAGTCTGCCGGACTTCAAAGACGCGCTGATCTACTTCAGCCGCGCACTTCAATCACTAAACGTGCCGCTAATCGGAGTCCCAGGAAATCACGACCTAAAAAAACCTCAGTCCTTTTCTGAGAACTCCGAAAAATCGATAGAATTTGAAAGAGCAATACTGGACCCCGAGAACAAAATTCTCCTCGCCTATAGTGCCTTGCGCGAATTTCCAAACGTGCTCAACTCCAGCAACGCCGTCATTTACGCCCTGAACTCCTGTTCTAATTGTCTCGAACTTTGGCAATCCACTCCAAAGCAAGCACTGGCAAATTACATAAGCGGAATGCACCTCACCGTACCAGATGAGGAGCTCTACGACTATTTCGACGCCCCCTTCCTCGAGACAGATTCGATCACTTCGCTCGTCTCGAAGCTCGATGGCGCCGGTATCAAGCTGCCAATTTTACTCGCTCATCACAACATCTTGCCGCAAAAAATCCCACGGGTTGCCATCTTTCCAGAAATGCTGAACGCAGGCTTCGTGCGACACACACTCGCCTCTACCAACCCACCAGTCGTCTATATTCACGGGCATGTTCATGACGACTCTATTGACGTGATAGCAAACCCCACAAATCACGCCCAAGTTGGCTTGGTTACCGTTTCAGCACCTCTTGCCACCGACGGCTATATTCAAGTTCGCGTACTGACCGCCGACGACGACACTCCACTTGCAGTCAACATACTACAAAAACGCATCGACAAAGTCTCAATGGCTAGGCCGCAGGAGACCTGCATTCAGCTTTACGGCCGCACCCACGTTCTTTCAATGCTACCAGAGCCGACCAAGCGCTACCTAGACGATCTACAACTATCCGGAGGCGACCGTTACGACAACAGCATAGCACTTCATGGTTCCGATCAAATTAACAAACTTGAAATCGCCGGACTTATTTCCATCACCCGACCAACGCTGAACTCCTGCTCAACTTGGCGAGTGAGGTGCTCCTATGATTGAGACTCGCAACCCATTCAAGCCCGTGAAATTCGAAGATGAGGAACGTCCTCTGCTATATGTTTCTGAAGAGGCAAAGCGACAGTTCGAACACGGTAATTTTTATTTTACGGGAAAGCGGGGATGCGGAAAAACTACGTGCCTCAAAATAGCCGATACTGAATTCCAGCTGAAAGACTCCGCCTCCAATCAAAGCCTTTACGACTCGTTGGCGCGCAAGACCCTCGGAGTCTACCTTAACCTCAACAATCGCGTGATTCCGGATTTTGAGGGCATGATTCCAGGAGCAAATAAGACTCTCTCCAAATCTGTCGCCGCTAAAGAGCAGCTGACCTCAGAATTTATCGAGCTTCTCATTCTTCGAGCAACCCTGAATACGCTCGTACGCTTGGCGCGACGCAGCCGCATCCTACTGACCCAGCGCGATGAAGAGCAACTATGCGCCGCAACCACAACACCCTACAAACTCTTAGCCGCTGAGAACATTGACGTACTCCTCATTAGCATCGAGCAGCGTTTGATCAAGATGATCGACGCATCGAGAGGCATTGGAGAACCACTCGCCTTCGAATCTCGGTTGGAGATTTCATTCCACCCCGTGATGGCGGGCATCATCGAATGCCTCCGAAGGAACAATGACGTCTCCCTCATTCGAATTCTAATTGATGACGGAGAGGTGTTCGGCCCGGCCTATCAGAGAGCGCTGAACACACTTGTGCGAACACCACAGGGCCTACCCGTATGCTGGTCGATCGCATACGTCCTTGGAAAATTCGACCCTAAGAACACGACGATAAATAACCAAACTCTCGGCAGAGAAGAACGGACCGTAATATATCTCGACAATCAAGAATCTGACAAGTACCGCAAATTTTACACGGAAGTAATACGCCTTCGAGTGGAGCGCGCGACAAAGGTGTATACAGACTTTCTTGTAAATATGAAGCTGTCTCACTTCGACACAAACACCCTCGCCCTTTCCAGTCTTCAAAATACAACAAAGTCTCGGGCGATAAAATTCATCGAAAGAGCATCACTCCGCGGCAACAAGACTGGAAACACAAGCGGAGCCCCTCCCTTTTATGAACAGCACCTTCGAGAACGAGGCTTCGAAGAACACACCCTGACGCGCGACGCACTGCGACGGAAAAATGTTGCATCCTACATCTCGCTTTGCAGACGCTACGGTGTACAACCAAAATACGCTGGAGAACGGGTTGTCTCAGCACTTAGTGATGGCTGCATCCGCGATTTCCTCGAAATGATGTCCTCGATCTACGAAGTCACAAAATGCGATAAGAACAACCTAGACTTCTTTAGCTCGAACCCGCTTCCGGTGGACATACAAGATGAGGGTTGCAGAGACGCATCGACACGCAAGCTAATCTCAATTCGAGACTACACAGAAAGACACGGCCTCCTTCTTGAGAAGCTTGTCCGGTTTATAGGAACCTTAGCGCATTTAATTCAAACTAACCAAGACACACCTGAACCACTCCGAAATCCTGAAAGATCCATATTCGGTGTCTTACTGGGCGACCAATATTCAACTCACCGTGAATTTCAATTGATCAAGGACGGCGAAGTAGACGGATACTTGCGGCACGTTGACGTCGACCTCCCCCACAAAACTCGGCCATATTGCTTTCGCTTGCACCGACAGTTCGCACCCGAATTCAACATCTCATACAGAGAATCGTACGATTACATCTTCGAGATTCCGACTCACCAACTTCGACACATCTTAGACGTCGAGACAACCGATCCACGGCTTTGGGCCGATCGAGTCTATCGAGATTGGCAAGCAAAGAAGGGGCTCGGCCCATCCTTTTTTGATGATCGAGAATCCTGATGTTGCTCAACCACAAATATGTAATCACACAACACAGCAGCGAAGCTACCGAAAAACATCCACTTATCGACTTCAATGGTAGCTTACTGATTAGCGCGAGCTGGGAGATTCGCAGCCAAGCAATCCTCGACCGAATTGACTTCACCAAGGTTCGACGAGTCATCCTCATAAGATATGAAAACCGAGGAAAGACACAAGTTTCTGGCAACATACGCAATAGAGTGAAAGACCTCTGCAAGAAGCACAGAATTCGATTTACCGAGGTCGAATTTGGATCAATCGGAGAGACTTTTAGCCATTACTACAACACAGCTTACTCTTTGGCCTCAGCGATAAGCAGCTCGAAAGAACCATGGATTATTGACATCTCGTCGATGCCGCGCCGGCTCTGGTGCTCACTTCTCTTTTTATTCGACAGAATCGATTCGATTCGTACTCTGCATTTTTACTACTCTCACCCAAAGTACATTTTTAGTGAAGACGAATACAGGAACACTTATTATGAACACACTCTTGGAGAGTGGTCGCTTAGCGACGTACCCTTCGCCCCACTCGCCTTTGGAAATGGCCTTTACAAAACCAACATCATCTCGACCGGATTCGAATACGATCAGCTGAAGGCCATCATCTATAGACACGACCCGGACCACAACAGCATAATCTCTGCCAGCCCTGGATTTACTGACAGCTATACCCGCTTCGCCGATCGGACCACGGAGAGAATCAAGGCTGTATTCGAGATACCCGATTCAGATATACATCGCGCTCCTGTTCGCGACGTTGAGATGGTAATCACCATTGCGCGCGAAATCGTAGAGGCGAACAATGAACACGACATATCTCTTATTTGCGCGGGAAACAAACTTCATAGCTTGGCGTTGTGTTTGACAGCAATAACCTACAAGAACGCAAATTTTTACGTTCGTATCCCGGCGGCGTACAAGGAAAGTCCAACTCCGCCATCTGGACAGTTCGATGTTGTGACCATCGAAAATCTGCTGGTGACCCTCTAA